GGGATGAGCTTAACCGTGCGATCGAATGATGCGGAGTACGGTACTGGGGACAACCCGACGTCGCCGTCGTCCGCTGGGAGTGAGGTTATGAAACGAACGCCTGTCCTGATTAGAGTGTGAACGGCGTTCCGCTTCGGGAGAGTCCTCTAGCTACCACGGGGGCGGTGCAGGACTTTGGCGGGCAAATCGGCGGAGTGGTTAGCCACCGGCGCAGAGTGCCGATGCGGCCCTGCTGCCCGCGTTGCGTCTGGGGAATGCCCGTGCAGATGATCTGGTACGCAATAACGGGATAGCGGCTAATGCGGTGGCCCTGCATAAGGATCATATTGTCGGGCATATGTTTCTTATCAGCTACCGTCCGAACTGGCGCTGGCTGGGGATGCGGGAGACTGCGGCAAAAAGTTTTGTCGATGAGGTGGAGGCGGCCTGGTCGGAATACGCAGAAGGGATGTTTGGCGAGATCGACGTGGAAGGGAAACGCACGTTCACGGAATTTATCCGTGAAGGTGTGGGCGTTCATGCCTTTAACGGCGAAATCTTTGTGCAGCCGGTCTGGGATACGGAGAGCACGCAGCTGTTTCGTACGCGTTTTAAAGCCGTGAGTCCGAAACGGGTGGACACGCCAGGGCACGGTATCGGGAACCGCTTTCTGCGGGCCGGTGTGGAGGTCGATCGATATGGCCGTGCCGTTGCGTACCATATCTGTGAGGATGATTTTCCTCGCTCCGGGAGTGGACGATGGGAACGGATCCCGCGTGAACTTCCCACCGGGCGTCCGGCCATGCTGCATATTTTCGAGCCGGTGGAGGACGGGCAGACCCGTGGGGCCAATCAGTTTTACAGCGTCATGGAACGGCTGAAGATGCTCGATTCCCTGCAGGCAACACAGCTTCAGTCGGCCATAGTGAAGGCGATGTATGCAGCGACGATTGAAAGTGAACTTGATACCGAAAAGGCCTTTGAATATATCGCGGGGGCACCACAGGGTCAGCAGGATAATCCGCTCATTAATATTCTGGAGAAGTTCTCCAGCTGGTATGACACGAATCACGTGACGCTGGGTGGTGTCAAAATTCCGCACCTTTTCCCCGGGGATGATCTGAAACTGCAGACCGCGCAGGATTCAGACAATGGATTTTCGGCGCTTGAACAGGCGCTGCTGCGGTATATCGCCGCCGGTCTTGGCGTTTCCTACGAACAGTTGTCCCGTGATTACTCGAAGGTCAGTTATTCAAGTGCCCGCGCCTCTGCCAATGAGTCGTGGCGCTATTTTATGGGACGACGAAAATTTATTGCGGCCCGGCTGGCCACGCAGATGTTTTCCTGCTGGCTGGAAGAGGCACTTCTTCGGGGGATTATCCGTCCGCCACGGGCACGTTTTTGATTTTTATCAGGCGCGATCAGCCTGGTCACGGGCAGAGTGGATTGGTGCCGGAAGAATGGCCATTGACGGGCTCAAGGAGGTCCAGGAATCGGTGATGCGTATTGATTCCGGACTGAGCACGTATGAGAAAGAGCTGGCGCTGATGGGTGAGGATTATCAGGACATTTTCCGCCAGCAGGTCAGGGAATCCGCAGAGCGGGAAAAAGCCGGACTCTCACGTCCGGTGTGGATAGCGCAGGCGTATCAGCAGCAGATAGCGGAGAGCCGCAGGCCGGAAGAGGAGACAACACCACGTGAGACGTAATCTTTCACACATTATTGCCGCAGCATTCAATGAACCGCTGCTTCTGGAGCCCGCCTATGCGCGGGTTTTCTTTTGCGCGCTGGGGCGCGAGATGGGGGCAGCAAGTCTTTCGTTACCACAACAGCAGGTACAGCTTGATGCTCCCGGGATGCTGGCTGAAACGGACGAGTACATGGCCGGAGGTAAACGACCGGCCCGTGTTTACCGGGTGGTGAACGGTATTGCGGTACTGCCGGTGACCGGCACGCTGGTGCACCGGCTGGGTGGTATGCGGCCATTTTCCGGAATGACAGGCTATGACGGCATTGTTGCCTGTCTTCAGCAGGCAATGGCGGACACCTCTGTCCGGGGCGTACTGCTGGATATTGACAGTCCGGGCGGGCAGGCCGCCGGTGCGTTTGACTGCGCTGACATGATTTACCGCCTCCGGCAGCAGAAGCCGGTCTGGGCACTGTGTAATGACACGGCCTGTTCTGCGGCCATGCTGCTGGCGTCGGCCTGCTCCCGACGGCTGGTTACCCAGACATCCCGTATCGGCTCCATTGGCGTGATGATGGGCCATGTCAGCTATGCCGGTCATCTGGCGCAGGCCGGAGTGGATATCACGCTGATTTATGCCGGGGCGCATAAGGTGGATGGCAATCAGTTTGAAGCGTTGCCGTCAGAGGTTCGCCAGGACATGCAGCAGCGGATTGATGCGGCGCACCGGATGTTTGCCGAAAAAGTGGCGATGTATACGGGGCTGTCTGTGGAAGCTGTCACGGGGACAGAGGCTGCCGTTTTTGAAGGTCAGTCCGGTATTGAGGCCGGGCTGGCGGATGAATTAATCAATGCGTCGGATGCCATCAGCGTGATGGCTGCGGCGCTGAACACACATGATACAGGAGGCACTATGCCGCAATTAACTGCAACGGAAGCCGCCGCGCAGGAGAACCAGCGAGTGATGGGGATCCTGACGTGTCAGGAAGCGAAAGGACGTGAACAGCTTGCCACGATGCTGGCAGGACAACAGGGCATGAGCGTTGAACAGGCCCGGGCGATTCTGGCCGCGGCAGCACCGCAGCAGCCGGTGGCATCCGCGCAGAGTGAAGCCGATCGCATTATGGCGTGTGAAGAAGCTAAAGGTCGTGAACAACTGGCGGCAACGCTGGCGGCGATGCCGGATATGGCGGTGGAAAAAGCCCGCCCGATCCTGGCTGCTTCACCGCAGGCGGATGCCGGACCCTCACTCCGTGATCAGATTATGGCTCTGGATGAGGCAAAAGGGGCTGAGGCGCAGGCTGAAAAACTGGCGGCCTGCCCGGGAATGACCGTGGAGAACGCCCGGGCTGTGCTGGCTGCGGGATCAGGTAAGGCAGAACCGGTTTCTGCATCCACAACCGCCCTGTTTGAACATTTCATGGCGAACCATTCACCGGCAGCGGTACAGGGTGGTGTGCCACAGACGTCAGCAGACGGTGATGCGGACGTGAAAATGCTCATGGCCATGCCATGAAGCCAGTGCTGACCATCAATAGGAGGTTTTAACAATATGGTGACGAAAACCATCACTGAACAACGTGCAGAAGTACGTATTTTTGCCGGTAATGATCCGGCTCATACCGCCACAGGCAGCAGCGGGATTTCTCAGGCAACACCGGCACTGACGCCCCTGATGCTGGATGAAGCCAGCGGGAAACTGGTGGTCTGGGACGGACAGAAAGCCGGTAGTGCGGCTGGCATACTGGTACTGCCGCTTGAAGGCACAGAGACGGTGCTGACGTATTACAAGTCGGGGACCTTTGCGACGGAGGCAATCCGCTGGCCTGAAAGTGTGGATGAACACAAAAAGGCCAACGCCTTTGTCGGCACAGCCCTGAGTCACGCGGCGCTGCCGTAACACGTTATCAGGCCACCGCGTTGGCCTGACTGATTTCTGAATGAAAGGAACTGATTTATGGGATTGTTTACGACCCGCCAGTTACTCGGTTATACCGAACAAAAAGTGAAATTTCGTGCGTTGTTTCTGGAACTGTTTTTCCGCCGTACGGTGAATTTCCACACCGAAGAGGTGATGCTGGACAAAATTACCGGAAAAACGCCGGTGGCAGCCTATGTCTCCCCGGTTGTTGAAGGAAAAGTGCTGCGTCATCGTGGTGGTGAAACCCGCGTGTTGCGTCCGGGCTACGTCAAGCCGAAACACGAATTTAATTACCAGCAGGCGGTGGAGCGCCTTCCCGGTGAAGATCCGGCGCAACTGAACGACCCGGCCTACCGTCGTCTGCGTATCATCACTGATAACCTCAAACAGGAAGAGCATGCCATTGTCCAGGTGGAGGAAATGCAGGCGGTGAATGCCGTGCTGTATGGCAAATACACCATGGAAGGGGAGCAGTTTGATACTGTCGAGGTGGATTTCGGGCGCTCTGAAGGAAATAACATTGAGCAGGCTGACGGTAAAAAATGGTCTGAGCAGGACCGTGATACGTTTGATCCGACGCATGATATTGACCTCTACTGCGATCAGGCCAGCGGTCTTGTGAATATCGCCATTATGGACGGTACGGTCTGGCGTCTGCTGAATGGCTTTAAGCTGTTCCGCGAAAAACTGGATACCCGTCGCGGCTCAAATTCACAACTCGAAACGGCAGTGAAAGATCTGGGCGCAGTGGTGTCCTTCAAGGGGTATTACGGCGATCTGGCCATTGTGGTGGCGAAAACGTCTTATGTGGCAGAGGACGGTACCGAAAAACGTTATCTGCCGGAGGGTACGCTGGTCCTGGGAAATACGGCTGCTGATGGCATCCGTTGCTATGGTGCCATTCAGGATGCGCAGGCGTTGTCCGAAGGTGTGGTGGCCTCTTCCCGTTATCCGAAACACTGGCTGACCGTTGGCGATCCGGCCCGTGAATTCACCATGACGCAGTCCGCTCCGCTGATGGTGCTGCCGGATCCGGATGAGTTTGTGGTGGTTCAGGTGAAATAATCCGGGAGCGGGGGCGAAATGCCCCCGTGTCTTTTTTCACAGAGGGCTGAGATGGCAACAAAAGAAGAAAATCTGAATCGTCTTCGTCAACTGGCTGGTCTGCTGGGGCGCGAGGTGGATATGTCGGGGAGTGCTGCGGATATTGCTCTGCGTGTGTCTGAGTGGGAAGAGGAGCTTGCAGCTTCCCGGGAAGGCATTATGCACTCTGATGAGAGCGGGTCTGATCAAAATGACACAGACGATGGTGAGCAGTTGAACAACACGGATTCTCCGGATGATGTTAAAGCCGTCCGGGTACGGAAGTGCCTGCAAGTAATGGGGTATTGCCCGGAGACAGGTCGTCCCGTTGAGCTGGCGTTACGGGGTATGCGTGTTCTGGTGCCATCATCACTGGCAACGGCCATGATACAGCACGGAACGGCTGAATATGCGTGATTTTCAGAATGCCTTTGATGCTGCCCTCGCCGGGGTGGACAGTACGATCGTTGAAGTGATGGGGATCCGTGCGCAGTTCACCTCCGGTGCACAGCGTGGCGGCGAAGTTCAGGGGGTTTTTGACGATCCGGAGTCGCTGGGTTTTGCCGGTGGCGGGGTCCGTATTGAAGGAAGCAGCCCGTCATTATTTGTGCGGACGGATACGGTGCGTGCTGTGCGGCGTGGTGACACGCTGACCATTAACGGCGAGATGTTCTGGGTGGATCGTGTTTCTCCGGATGACGGGGGCAGCTGTTATCTCTGGCTCAACCGTGGGCAACCACCCGCAGTTAACCGGCGACGATAAACGCAGGGTGAAATTATGGTGATAAAAGGACTTGATCAGGCGATTGACAATCTGAGCCGGGTTCGTAAAAACGCCATTCCTGCTGCTTCAGCAATGGCCATTAACCGTGTGGCCACAACGGCAATAAATCAGTCGGCGTCACAGGTTGCCCGTGAGACAAAGGTACGCCGGAAACTGGTAAAGGAAAGAGCCAGGCTGAAAAGGGCCACGGTTAAAAATCCGCAGGTCAGAATCAAAGTTAACCGGGGGGATTTGCCCGTAATCAGGCTGGGTAATGCGCGGGTTGTTCTGTCCCGACGAAGGCGACGTAAAAAGGGGCAGCGTTCATCCCTGAAAGGTGGCGGCAGTGTGCTTGTGGTGGGTAACCGTCGCATTCCCGGCGCGTTTATTCAGCAACTGAAAAATGGGCGGTGGCATGTCATGCAGCGTGTGGCCGGGAAAAACCGTTACCCCATTGATGTGGTGAAAATCCCGATGGCGGTGCCGCTGACCACAGCATTTAAACAGAATATTGAACGTATCCGGCGTGAACGCCTGCCAGAAGAACTGGCATACGCGCTGAAACAACAACTGAGGATTGCGATAAAACGATGAAACATACTGATATCCGTGCAGCCGTACTGGATACACTGGAGAAGCATGACACCGGGGCGACGCTGTTTGATGGTCGCCCCGCTGTTTTTGAGGAGGCGGATTTTCCGGCGGTCGCGGTTTATCTGACGGATGCAGAGTATACCGGTGAAGAGCTGGATGCAGATACCTGGCGGGCCACACTGCATATTGAGGTGTTTTTACCGGCACAGGTACCGGATTCAGAGCTTGATCAGTGGATGGAAAGCCGGATTTACCCGGCGATGGCGGCGATCCCTGCACTGGCAGGCATGATTACCACGATGGTTACGCAGGGCTATGAGTATCGTCGTGATGACGATATGGCATTGTGGAGCTCTGCAGATCTGACTTATTCCATTACATACGAGATGTGAGGATGATATGGCAACACCAAATCCCCTGGCGCCGGTAAAAGGTTCCGGCACCACGCTCTGGGTTTACACCGGTAAGGGCGATGCTTATGCAAACCCGCTGTCAGATGATGAGTGGACGCGTCTGGCAAAAATAAAGGATCTGACCCCCGGCGAGATGACGGCGGAATCCTACGACGATAGCTATCTGGATGATGAGGATGCTGACTGGGTATCCACCGGGCAGGGGCAGAAATCCGCCGGTGACACCAGTTTTACGCTGGCCTGGAAGCCCGGCGAGAAAGGGCAGCGCGATTTGATTGCCTGGTTTGACAGCAGCGAGACCCGGGCCTACAAAATCCGCTTCCCGAACGGCACGGTGGATGTGTTCCGTGGCTGGGTGAGCGCCATTGGTAAAGCGGTGACCGCCAAAGAAGTGATCACCCGTACGGTAAAAATCACCAATATTGGTCGTCCGTCACTGGCGGAGGATCGGGGAGAAATCACACCGGTCACCGGTATTACCGTGACGCCACTAACGGGGAATGTGGCAAAAGGTCAGAGCACCACCCTGACTGTGGCCGTTCAGCCGGAAGGCGCAACGGATAAAACCTTCCGCGCAACGTCGGCAAATCAGAATTTCGCCACTATTACCGTGAAAGGGAACACGATCACCGTGAAAGGTGTTGCGGCAGGTAAAGCGCAGATCCCTGTTGTCACCGGCAATGGTGAGTTTGCGGCGGTGGCGGAGATCACCGTCACGGATGGCGCTGCGGGCTGAGGGGAGGAGATCAAGCATGTTCCTGAAAACAGAACAATTTGAATATAACGGCGTGTCCGTCACCCTTTCCGAACTGTCTGCGCTACAGCGTATTGAGCATCTTGCCCTCCTGAAACGGCGGGCAGAAGAGGCTGAAGCCAGCGGCAACCTGCAGGTGAGCGTGGAAGACCTTGTCAGAACCGGGGCGTTTCTGGTGGCGATGTCCCTGTGGCATAACCATCCACAGAAAACGCAGTCACCGTCAATGAATGAGGCCGTGATGAAGATAGAGCAGGAAGTGCTCACCACCTGGCCTGCCGATGCCATTGCCCGGGCGGAAGAAGTGGTGTTGTGCCTGTCCGGGATGATCGAAGCTGTTCGTCCGGATACTGATATCACCGAAGTGGCGAAAAATAACGTGCTGACTGATGATGATTTTTCTGCGGGAAAGTCTTCGACGGCGAGCTGAATTTTGCCCTCAGACTGGCGCGTGAGATGGGGAGACCCGACTGGCGCGCCATGCTTGCCGGGATGACATCCACCGAATATGCCGACTGGCACCATTTTTACCGCACGCATTATTTTCAGGATACCCAACTGGATATGCATTTTTCCGGGCTGACGTACGCTGTACTCAGCCTGTTTTTTTGCGATCCGTATATGCATCCGTCGGATTTCAGTCTGCTTGGCTCCCCGGCGAGAGGAAGAGCAGGTGGAGAGGCAGGATGAGGACGACATGCTGATGCAGAAAGCGGCAGGACTTGCCGGAGGCGTCCGGTTCGGCGAGGACGGAGGGCGCGATATTTCACCTTCTGCGGATGTGGTGGATGTCAGCGAGGATGATGTCGCATTAATGATGGCTTCAGCGGGGATTTCCGGAGGTGTGAGATATGTCCCAGCCGGTTGGTGATCTTGTTATTGACCTGAGTCTGGATGCGGTTCGTTTCGATGAGCAGATGAGCCGCGTAAGGCGTCATTTTTCAGGACTGGATACCGACGCCAGAAAGACCGCCACTGCCGTTGAGCAGGGGCTGAGCCGCCAGGCGCTGGCTGCACAAAAAGCCGGGATTTCCGTCGGGCAGTATAAAGCGGCCATGCGAACCCTGCCCGCACAGTTTACGGATATCGCCACGCAGCTTGCCGGTGGTCAGAATCCCTGGCTTATTCTGCTGCAACAGGGCGGTCAGGTGAAAGACTCGTTCGGTGGTCTGATCCCGATGTTCCGGGGACTTGCTGGTGCGATCAGCCTGCCAATGGCCGGTGTCACCTCGCTGGTCGTGGCGACCGGTGCGCTGGCGTATGCCTGGTACCAGGGGGATTCCACGCTTTCAGCGTTTAATAAAACCCTGGTTCTTTCCGGTAATCAGTCAGGACTGACGGCAGAGCGCATGCTTACGCTCTCCAGAGCCGGACAGGCAGCAGGGCTGACGTTTAACCAGGCGAGTGAGTCACTGGCAGCCCTGGTGAATGCCGGTGTGCGTGGTGGTGAACAGTTTGATTCCATCAACCAGAGTGTCGCGCGTTTTGCGTCTGCCTCCGGTGTGGAAGTGGACAGGGTTGCAGAGGCTTTCGGAAAGCTGACCACCGACCCGACGTCGGGACTGATGGCGATGGCGCGCCAGTTCCGTAACGTGACGGCAGAGCAGGTTGCGTATGTTGCACAACTGCAGCGTTCCGGAGACGAGGCCGGGGCATTGCAGGCGGCGAACGAGGCTGCCACGAAAGGCTTTGATGACCAGACCCGCCGCCTGAAAGAGAACATGGGGACGCTGGAAACCTGGGCGGATAAAACAGGGAAGGCGTTCAAATCGATGTGGGATGCCATTCTGGATATTGGTCGTCCTGATACCGCGCAGGAGATGCTGATTAAGGCAGAGACTGCGTTTAAGAAAGCAGACGACATCTGGAATCTCCGCAAGGATGATTATTTTGTTAACGATGAAGCGCGGGCGCGTTACTGGGATGATCGTGAAAAGGCCCGTCTTGCGCTTGAAGCCGCCCGAAAGAAGGCTGAGCAGCAGACTCAACAGGACAAAAATGCGCAGCAGCAGAGCGATACCGAAGCGTCACGGCTGAAATATACCGAAGAGGCGCAGAAGGCTTACGAACGCCTGCAGACACCGCTGGAGAAATATACCGCCCGTCAGGCAGAACTGAACAAGGCTCTGAGAGACGGGAAAATCCTGCAGGCGGATTACAACACGCTGATGGCGTCGGCGAAAAAGGATTATGAATCAACGCAGAAAAAACCGAAGTCGTCAGGTGTCAGAGTGTCAGCCGGGGAGCGTCAGGAAGACCGGGCGCATGCAGCCCTGCTGGCGCTTGAAACTGAGCTCCGGACGCTGGAGAAGCACAGCGGTGCGAATGAGAAAATCAGCCAGCAGCGCCGTGATTTATGGAAAGCGGAAAGTCAGTATGCGGTCCTGAAAGAGGCTGCCACGAAACGACAGTTATCCGGGCAGGAAAAATCCCTGCTGGCCCATGAGAAAGAGACACTGGAGTACAAACGCCAGCTGGCTGAGCTGGGCGACAAGGTTGAATACCAGAAACGGCTGAATGAGCTGGCACAGCAGGCGGTGCGGTTTGAAGAGCAGCAGAGCGCGAAGCAGGCCGCCATCAGCGCAAAAGCCCGTGGTCTCACTGACCGTCAGGCGCAGCGGGAGTCTGAAGCGCAGCGTCTTCGTGACGTGTACGGCGATAATCCGCAGGCGCTGGCACAGGTCACCGGGGCACTGAAACAGACATGGGCGGATGAAGACATGCTGCGCGGTGACTGGCTGGCCGGGCTGAAGTCCGGCTGGGGCGAGTGGGCGGAAAGTGCGACGGACAGTTTTTCGCAGGTTAAAAGTGCTGCCACGCAGACCTTTGATGGTATTGCACAGAATATGGCGGCGATGCTGACCGGCAGCGAACAGAACTGGCGGGGATTCACCCGTTCGGTGCTGTCCATGATGACAGAAATCCTGCTTAAACAGGCCATGGTGGGCATTGTCGGGCGTATCGGCAGCGCCATCGGGGGAGCCATTGGTGGTGCTGGCGCATCCGCTTCCACGGGGACAGCCATTCAGGCTGCGGCAGCGAACTTTCATTTTGCGACCGGCGGATTTACGGGCACGGGCGGCAAATATGAGCCTGCGGGGATAGTTCACCGCGGGGAGTTTGTCTTCACGAAGGAGGCAACCAGCCGGATAGGTGTGGGGAATCTTTACCGCCTGATGCGCGGCTATGCGGAAGGGGGGTATGTGGGTGGTGCCGGAAGTCCGGCGCAGATGCGGCGGGCGGAAGGTATTAATTTTAATCAGAACAATCACGTGGTGATTCAGAACGACGGTATCAACGGACAGGCGGGGCCGCAGTTGCTGAAGGCGGTGTATGACATGGCCCGCAAGGGGGCGCGGGATGAGATTCAGGCACAGATGCGTGACGGTGGCGTATTTTCCGGAGGCGGGCGATGAAAACCTTTCGCTGGAAAGTGAAGCCGGATATGGAGGTGAACTCGCAGCCGTCGGTGCGTGAAGTGCGTTTTGGTGACGGGTATTCGCAGCGAACGGCGGCAGGGCTGAATGCAGACCTGAAGACGTACAGGGTGATGCTTTCCGTGACCCGGGAGGAGGCCCGGCATCTGGAAGCGTTCCTGGCAGAGCACGGGGGCTGGAAGGCATTTTTGTGGAAGCCACCCTATGCATACCGGCAGATAAAGGTGACCTGTGCCGGGTGGTCTGCGCGGGTCGGGATGTTGCGCGTTGAGTTCAGCGCGGAGTTTAAGCAGGTGGTGAACTGATGCAGGATATTCACGAAGAAAGCCTGAACGAGTCGGTTAAGTCAGAGCAGTCACCGCGGGTGGTGCTCTGGGAAATCGACCTGACGGTGCAGGGCGGTGAGCGGTATTTTTTCTGCAATGAGCTGAATGAAAAAGGGGAGCCGGTGACCTGGCAGGGGCGTGAATATCAGGCGTACCCGATTGAGGGCAGCGGCTTTGAGATGAACGGAAAGGGCAGCAGTGCCCGCCCGTCGCTGACAGTGTCCAATCTTTTCGGGCTGGTCACCGGGATGGCGGAGGATTTGCAGAGCCTGGTGGGTGCCACGGTGGTCCGTCGCCGGGTGTATGCGCGTTTTCTGGATGCGGTGAATTTTGTGGCAGGCAATCCTGAGGCCGACCCGGAGCAGGAGCTGACGGACCGGTGGGTGGTGGAGCAGATGTCATCGCTGACGGCCATGACGGCCTCGTTTGTGCTGGCGACACCGACGGAGACGGACGGTGCGCTGTTTCCCGGTCGCATCATGCTGGCGAACACCTGTATGTGGGATTACCGGGGCGATGAGTGCGGGTATAACGGTCCGGCAGTGGCGGATGAGTTCGACAACCCCACCACGGATATCCGGAAGGACAGATGCAGTAAATGCATGCGCGGGTGTGAGATGCGCGGCATGGCGGTCAATTTTGGCGGTTTCCTTTCCATTAATAAACTTTCGCAGTAAATCCCGTTTTATGACACAGACTGAATCAGCGATTCTGGCGCATGCCCGGCGGTGTGCGCCAGCGGAGTCGTGCGGCTTCGTGATAAGCACACCGGAGGGTGAACGGTACCAGCCCTGCGTGAATATCTCCGCAGAGCCGGAGGCGTATTTTCGTATTACACCGGAAGACTGGCTGCAGGCACAGATGCAGGGGGAGATTGTGGCGCTGGTCCACAGTCATCCCGGTGGTCTGCCCTGGCTGAGCGAGGCGGACCGGAGGCTGCAGATAAAGAGTGCCCTGCCCTGGTGGCTGGTCTGCCGGGGTGAAATTCACCGGTTCCGCTGTGTGCCGCACCTGACCGGACGGCGCTTTGAACACGGTGTGACGGACTGTTACACCCTGTTCCGGGATGCTTACCATCTGGCGGGGATAACGCTGCCGGATTTTGTGCGTGAGGATGACTGGTGGCGCAACGGTCAGAACCTGTACCTGGACAACCTGGCGGAAAACGGCTTTTACCGGGTGTCTCCGTCCCGTGCACAGGCAGGCGATATTCTGCTGTGCTGCTTTGGCGCATCGGTGCCGAATCATGCCGTCATTTACTGTGGCAACGGTGAACTGCTTCACCATATACCTGAACAACTGAGTAAACGGGAGAGGTATTCAGAGAAATGGCAACGACGAACGCATTCTGTCTGGCGTCACCGCCACTGGTCCGCATCTGCCTTCACGGGGATTTACAACGATTTGGTCGCCGCATCAGCCTGTATGTGAACACGGCAGCGGAGGCCATCCGTGCCCTGTCGCTGCAGGTGCCGGGATTCCGCTGTCAGATGAACGAAGGCTGGTATCAGATACGTATTGCCGGTGAGGATACCGCGCCGGAGGCGGTGTATGCCCGTCTTCATGAGCCACTGAGCGGGAGGGCCGTGATTCATATTGTACCGCGGCTGGCCGGAGCCGGGGGAAATGGTGTTTTTCAGGTGGTGCTGGGGGCTGCAGCCATCGTGGGCTCTTTCTTCACCGGCGGCGCAACGATGGCGTTGTGGGGCGCAGCCCTGAGTGCCGGAGGGCTGACTGCCACCACGATGCTGTTCTCACTGGGGGTCAGCATGATACTGGGTGGCGTGGCACAGATGCTGGCCCCGAAGGCAAAGACGCCGGAGTACAAAAGTACGGATAACGGTAAACAGAACACGTATTTTTCGTCACTGGACAACATGATTGCCCAGGGTAACCCGATGCCGGTGCCTTACGGTGAAATGCTGGTTGGTTCACGACGGATATCCCAGGACATCAGCACCCGTGATGAGGGCGGTGACGGGAAAGTGGTGGTTATCGGGCGGGGATAAAAATAAAAAAATCCCGCAGAGTTAGCGGAGCTGCGGGAAATAACGATGAAGATTAACGTTATGGAGTTATTTTTTTGGGCAGAAAAACAGTAACGCAGCGTCATTATTGCGGCTACAGGCAATTGCCGGAAGTGTGAAGAATTTCAGAAATTTTCTGTGGCGGGGCTGAAATAAAAAACGCTCCCGCAATACACCTGGATATTAACGGGAGGAACGAATAGTCACCTTAAGGAGTTGCGATTAATTGCTTTTATTGACCGCAGGTAATCTACCCATCCGGCAAGGTTTCCTCCACGGGAATTTGCCGGAAATGTGAAGAATTTCAGAAATTTTATTCTGTCATGACACAGGCACCCTCCGGGGTGCCTGTTGTTTTCTGGCATAAACAGATTCAGACATCAGACAGGAGAGGGGGACAGAGTGGGTAAAGGGGGCGGCAAGGGGCGACACACCGCGTGAGGCGAAGGACAATCTCAAATCAACGCAGATGATGAGCGTGATTGATGCCATTGGTGAGGGACCGGTGGAAGGTCCGGTGAAGGGACTGCAGAGTATTCTGGTGAACAAAACCCCGCTGACGGACACGGACGGTAATCCCGTGATACACGGTGTGACCGCCGTCTGGCGTGCCGGGGGAGCAGGAGCAGACACCGCCGGAAGGCTTTGAGTCCTCCGGGGCGGAAACCGCACTGGGCGTGGAGGTGACGAAGGCAAAGCTGGTGACGCGCACCATCACGTCAGCGAACATTGACCGTCTGCGGGTCACCTTCGGGGTGCAGTCACTGGTGGAGTCCACCTCAAAGGGTGACCGTAATCCCTCTTCTGTCCGGCTGCTGATTCAGCTTGAGCGTAACGGTAACTGGGTGACGGAGAAGGATATCACCATTAACGGCAAGACCACCTCGCAGTACCTGACGTCGGTGATTCTGAATAATCTCCCTGAGCGCCCCTTTAACATCCGGATGGTCAGGGAGACGGCGGACAGCACCACGGACCAGCTGCAGAACAGAACGCTGTGGTCGTCATACACCGAAATCATCGATGTGAAACAGTGCTACCCGAACACGGCGATTGTGGGGCTGCAGGTGGATGCGGAGCAGTTTGGTGGCCAGCAGCTGACGGTGAACTACCATATTCGTGGTCGCATCATTCAGGTGCCGTCAAACTATGACCCGGAAAAACGCACCTACAGCGGTATCTGGGACGGCAGCCTGAAACCGGCATACAGCAATAACCCGGCCTGGTGCCTGTGGGACATGCTGACCCACCCGCGCTACGGCATGGGAAAACGCCTGGGGGCGGCGGATGTGGACAAGTGGGCTCTGTATGCCATCGGGCAGTACTGCGACCAGACGGTCCCGGATGGTTTCGGGGGCACAGAGCCGCGGATGACCTTTAATGCGTACCTGTCACAGCAGCGTAAGGTGTGGGATGTCCTGGGGGATTTCTGCTCGGCGATGCGCTGTATGCCGGTATGGAACGGCCAGACGCTGACGTTCGTTCAGGACCGTCCGTCGGATGTGGTGTGGCCGTACACCAACAGCGATGTGGTGGTGGATGATAACGGCGTGGGGTTCCGCTACAGCTTCAGTGCCCTGAAGGACCGGCACACGGCGGTGGAGGTGAATTACACCGACCCGCAGAACGGCTGGCAGACTTCCACGGAACTGGTGGAAGACCCGGACGCCATCCTGCGCTACGGGCGCAATCTGCTGAAGATGGATGCGTTTGGCTGTACCAGCCGCGGTCAGGCCCACCGTGCCGGACTGTGGGTGATAAAGACAGAACTGCTGGAAACGCAGACGGTGGATTTCACGCTCGGGTCACAGGGGCTGCGGCACACGCCCGGTGACATCATTGAAATCTGTGATAACGACTATGCCGGGACCCTGACCGGCGGACGTATCCTGTCCATCGATGCCGCCAGCCGCACACTGACGCTGGACCGTGAGGTGACACTGCCGGAGACAGGGACATCGACGGTGAACCTGATTAACGGCAGCGGTAAGCCGGTGCGCGTGGACATCACTGCACACCCCGCCCCGGACCGGATACAGGTCAGCGCCCTGCCGGATGGCGTGGAGACATACGGTGTGTGGGGACTCTCCCTGCCGTCACTGCGTCGTCGCCTGTTCCGCTGTGTTTCCATCCGGGAAAACACGGACGGCACCTTTGCCATCACGGCAGTGCAGCGCGTACCGGAAAAAGAGCC